GAGCATCCATGAAGAGATCACTTGAAAAGACGAGGAAAGAGATGCGGTATGCACAATATAGTGTTTTATCTGCTGTGTTTGCTGGTAACATGGTAGATCACTTACCAGCATTTGTGTTGTTGTCTGCGTTGAGTGTATGGTTCGCCTTTACTTCTCATAAAAGTCGATAGAAACTTCTTCTTTCTTTGGTTTCTTTTCTTCAATAAAGAAAGCTCTGTGACTTTCCAAAATCTCACGGGAACGAGTCTTCTCACCCTCTGCGATTTCGGAAAGGCGTTCACGAATCGATGTAAAGTCGTCCATGCGCTGTTTCTTCATTTTCTTACCGTATTTCTTGAACCTTTTTCTAATGGACGTAAACGTGGCTTGGCTGGATGCGATGACAAACATTTACTTTTTAGTAACATTTTTTCTGGGTGTAAATACCGATTTTAAGAAATTGGATGCAGGTTTTTTGTTATTATTTGGTTTCTTTGACCGAGTGCTTATTATAAAACTTTTAACTCTATTAAAATTATCACTTTCTTTTTTTGTGGGTGCCTTTGGCTTTGTCCTTTTCAATTTCATAAGTGCACTCGCAGCGTTATTCATCTTACTATGTAGTTACAATTTAATGTTGAGACGTTTGAGTTTTTCCTCAAACTCCCTGCGTTCACCGGGTGATTCTATGTGTTTGCCGGTTGCGATGGATTGTATCTCTGGTCCAGTTAAGTGCATAGCGTTAAGCCTAAAATCTTTGAATGCCTCCATCGTTACGGGGACGAGGGGTTGAATAAGTTCATAAATCGCATGCGCATATTCTCTAATCTCCATCTGTGCGTGTTCATCCATGCGAAGATGTAAGTAATGCATGAGATTGTGAAGGTTAATCTTCCAGTAGAATTCCGTGTATGTCGATTGCGGAAGATTACCTCTCGCTTGTTCTCGGCATGCACCCCTATCGAGGAGGTCTTGGTAAAGTTCAAACGAGTCACTCAATTGATTCGACACTTTTCCACCTAATTCTTCTCCGACATCAACTGTACCTTCTGAACCTTGATGATTCACTTTGGATTGCCCGCGTAAAACGTCTGGTTCGTAGTACTGTTTCGGTACGACGGAGTAGCGGGCGGAGAGTTCGTTGATACTGGCCATGCGATGTCGCATGTGTTGTCTTGCGATGTAGATTGGCATTTTGATGTGAAATTTAAACTCGACCATTTCGAATGGCGTGGTGTGCCAGTGTCTAAGGAGATATCGTATAAGTCCTCTATCTCCTCTCGAGGTTTTAGTCCCATCTCCATACGAGACTCTGGCGGATTGTACGATGGCCGCATCCAAGTCCTTTGCAGGCATGTGGTCAACGAGGCGAACAAATCCGTGATCCAAGACATCTTTTTGCATTTACATAATGATAGTGTTAAATCTTTAATCCCATGACATCCTTTCTTTGAGACGTCTTAATAAATAAGGCGTGAGTTCATATAGAGTGCCTACTGGTACATATCTGTATTCTATGCCTATGTTCTTTCCCATACCCAAGAGTTGTGCCGTGACATACTGGTCTTTGTCGAACTTTTTTGCATACCTAAGAGACCTTTCATTGTGTGTCGCTAATAACGTGTGTACATGTGGACACACGAGTGAATACGCCATACCTTGCATATATTGATTATCTACACACGCTTTTGTTTCAAGTAAGCCAGGCTGTTTGTTTAAATATGCACCCCGCACGAGCTTTGCACCCATTTTAAATCCATCTTTGTGTGCTTCATCTATATCAGACAGGAGTTCCTGCATTGCGAGTTTACGATACATTTGATATGTTTTATACACGTGAACATCATCTTTCGTGTTATGCTCGGCCATCATGGTATAGCATATTTCTGGATACAGTACATCTTCGGCGTCTATACACACTTTCACATTCCTCGATTTAGCATATTTTATGATAGAATGTGCATAATCCTTTGCATCTGATTCACTTTCTCTTGAACCGAAACTCGTGAGTTTTATAGCACACATCGAACCCATTGGGAGGGATGTGATGATTCTCTTTGTTGTCTGTGCGATTTCATAGGCTTCTGAAAGTTTGCAGTTTTCTTTAGCGTAGTCGACTATGACTTTTTCACCTCTTCTGTGTATTATGTCCATGACGCGGGGAAATTCTTTGAATGTCGCTGCATATCTGAGCATTACTTTATTTGAGATATTTTTCGTCTAAATCATTTTTCAATTCAACTACACTCTTGTAATATCTTTTGAGGTCTTTCATGAACCTTTTGTTTTTTTCGAGACATTCACATGCCGGTTTGTTAAGGTAAATCCATGCGAGGTTTGATTTTGAGTATTTAGTTTCCTTTTGATTTTGATTTGGTTTTCTTGGAATAACTTTCTTTTTCACAGTTTTTTTGAGTGGTTCTGTACGCTTGGTAAAACTAATGGCTTGCATCACCGTGTCCGCAAGATCATCCTTTTTCTTTGATTCTTTAAATATAGGTAACCAGTGTTCATTTATAGGGTTATCATTCAAGAATGCTTCACAACGCTCAATTGATACCTTTTTACGTTTAAGATATTGCGCTTTACCAGGTCCGCATACATCTGGAATTTTAAACTTTGCGTCGTAAATGATAGTTTCAGACTTAGGAGATTTTATTACAAAATATGCATGTAAGAAATTTTCTACCATTTTCATTTTTTTATTGCGATCTGGCTGTTTTTCTATGAGAATTATGTCTGTGTCGAGAATCCACGGTTTTTCATCGAGATGGTTTCGCATAGAGACAAATAGGCCATCTTTTGATTCGGGTGGAACACCTGATACATCCCAATTCATGACCAGATTACACGAGTCATCGAATCGACATATAGCTAAGTTTCGTATACCTACGTCTATACTGACTATCATTCATTTAAAGAAAAATTATTTCTTTATATATTATAATGAAGAACACTAAAATAAACACAATCATCTTGTTCGTGTGTCTCATTGCATTGGTCATATGGCTTGGTTCCATCAGGATGCGAGAAAACCTCAAGGGAGATTCCAAAGCGGTTGCGTATGTGAGAGATGCCGCGCCCGAAAAGTTTATCAACCCATACATATTGTATGGTATGGCAAAGGAAATCACAGATGATGAAGAGAAGCTCGCTCGAATCATACCACTCGCGAAGGCGAACAAACGCAAAGCTTTGATTAAACACCTCGAATCTTTGTAATTAAACGTATTTTTGTTTTTAGTGGTCACAGTACACCACAGAGAACAAAAATAAAATTTAACGTCTCATACCAGGCATTCTAGAAAAATTCGCATTAGCCAGTTTTTTCTGACCCGCAGGAGAAAGGGCGGCACGTAACGTAGCGATTATCATCACAGCGGATAAAACACTGACGGCTATTATAAAATATTTCATAGGTCCAGTGACGGCACCTATAATACCAGTTGCAGCCTCGCCAACTTCTTCTACCACTTCGGCCGCACCACCCGCTTCAGTAGATGCAGACGCCTCCGCTTCGGATATGATATCATTTACAACTTTATTAGATGTAGCAGCCGAAAGAATATTTTTTGCAACTGCTTGAGCCGCCAAATCAGCGGATATGTTTTGTTTAAAAGTTAACTGTTCACCGTTCAAACATATGGTCTCACCTATTTTAATTTCCTGGCCCTGGACATTAATGGCCTTGTTTATAGTTTTGGTAAGATTATTGGTCTCCATCATAGTTTTGACCACATTTTCGATTTCAGTATTAATTTGTTGGTCAATATTTTGACGATCTCCGAATTGAAAGTTACCCATTTGCGTCTGTTTATCAAGAGCAGCGCCGGCCTGTGCCTGGAGTTCGCTCACAAGTTCATTCGATACCGTTTGGAAACTTTGTGTAATTTGTTGAGTCGTCGCCATAAAACTCGAATTAATGGATTGGTCAGTTTCTATGCTACAACCAACATTTCTTCCTATATCGAGACTCATATTTTGAATGTTCTGCATAGTGTTTTCATTTATACTTTCGTTGTTTGTAACAGATTCATATAGTATATCATTCACGACTGACATATTCAGTTCCTGTTTTATAGTGGAGCTTCCTCCACCACCCATATTTATGGTTTGCTGAGAAAAAAATATTCTACTTAAAGACAATTACACACATCTAAACTATGTGGTGTTGGTGGTGTTGTCATCCATTTGAAGGTGAGATACTTAAATTACCTTATAAATATGACGAACTTAGAAATAAATTTCACACGTGTGGTGGATTTTGTTCATGGAGTTGTATGAAGCGTTACGCAATAGATAAATATGGTATTACAAGAGGTGGTATCATATGTAGTAATATAATAATCATGCGAAAGAAGCTATACAACAAACTCGGATCTATCACGATGGCTCCATTGAGAGAACAATTAGACGTATTTGGTGGTGACCTCACCATAGAACAATTTAGAAGCAATAGTATCATAGACAAAGAGAAACCCATGGAAATAGACTCAAAACCACTTGAAGACCGAGTTATACCGATTATTTCAAACACGAAAAAGATGGATGAAATAAACAGTTCTACCGGTAAGAATGAGACTTTAAAACTCAAACGAGAAAAGCCTCTGAAAAGAAATGAGAATAATCTTGAGTCAGCGCTCGGACTCATCATTAAGCCCAAATCGTAAAAGTCGGCGCTGTTTATTCGTTGGTTTTGATTTTGGTATATGACTAGAATTCAAACTATCTACCCACTTGTTACCATCATAGGCTCTCCAACGCAACCCATATTTCTCTATCACCTTTCTGCACAAAACGCACGGGAGTGATGTCCCGTTACCATAACTTGTTTTTCTGTGTATAACAAGTGTACCAAACTTTCGCCGTACCCACGACGCAAACTGGTGTATCCTGTTACCACGTTTCAAGCATTCATGTTTGAGAGCTTTTATCATTCTGCGCTCGGCGCAACATATACAATCACTTTCGAAAAGCGCGAAAATGGCGCGTCGTGTGCGTTGTGACTACCGGATAGCTCGGCATTTTACCTGAGTATCATTCGAGTCTCTCTTTTAATAGAGTTACAGTTGTCACATACATGACCTTCAAATACAAACGAACATGTGTCACACTCATTGAGTACTCGTATGTTCCTTTGTACAAGCTTATTTTCTGAATACAGAATCAAGTCTCTTACAGTGTATATACCGTACATTACCATAGTTTCAAGTGAAGGAAACTTCATCTACTTACCAAAGCAACCACAACCTTTAGTTACCTTTAGCATTACGGAGAAGCTATCGATCATTGGTGGAACCATCTTCTTGAGAACGACCTCAAGTTCAGAGTCTTCTTCACCTTCGTCAATTTGTTCGATGATAGAATAAATGAGATCAATCACGAGTTCTTTCTTTTCTGGTCCCTTGAGAGCCTTAATCTTGTTGACTTCCATCATGAGCGTGGAGACAATACCACAGATATTTTCCTTGTTGATACCGGTTTTCTTGTAACGGTTTACGAGAGCTTTCACGCGCCCAATGACAAGTTGGGCTTCCTTCGATTTGTCATCATATCCAGAGAGAACACTTTCTGGGGTACTCATTATATTACTATCGTAGAAATAATTTCTTTAACAATTGTAATGGATACAGACAAGTTGTTATTAATATCGGCTATATCGTTAGGTGTTTACCAAATAATATATGAAATAAATGAAGCATACAAAAAGGACGACCTGTCTGACCTTGATCCACATTATATCATGGTCGGTGTTTTAGCTGGTCTTCTATGGTCTGTATACAATTACAGAAAGGGTTCGAATTATTATTCGATGTATTCACTAATTGGTTCCCTGATAGGTCTATACACATTGTATCGGATTTACAAAGAGCGGGAGGAGGAAAAACAGTTTCCTTAACCATTTTACCCATGAATTCTAATATTTTACACTTTTCTTCGAATGTCAATCTTCCTGTCTTCTGAAACACATAAGACAGGAGCATTAATGTGATGTATATTGATTGTACTATGTGCA